CATAACCTGGAATGCCGTTTGTATACATATTAATCAAAAATAACTCCTTTAAGTTCAAGCACCTTGGCTGGTGTCTTCCTGGCTTCTTCAACTAGGGCGGTAAAGGTAGCGGAATCACATTTTACATCGGTGTATAAATCTTCCTTGTCGAGCATAAAGGTTTTAATCCCAGACCCAACCATCGCCATCATATTTTTAACTCCATTTAAGGTCTCAATCTTAGGGACAAACTCCACGTCTATTTGGGAGCGTATTTCGTCTATCTTATTGACATCTTCGCAATTAGATACTGCAAAGTACTTAACTTTAGGCAGCTTAGACAACTGTATGGCCTCTGTAAGGCTCAAAATGCCCCGTGGTGGCTTTTTACGCCCGTCAGGGTAGTCTAAGTAGATTTCGTGTTCCGATGACGAGATAAGGGCTTGTGCGGTCTCGTAACTGTCTATCCAGGCCAGGTTAATTCTGATGATTGTTTCTTCCGGGAGGGGGAGTTTACCAACTAGATTATTGCTTATAATCATTTGATTCGTTTTATTATCTCGCTGGTAGAAATACCCGGTGTGTAATCTAGCAAAAATGAGTAGATTCCTTTCCATTTCGGGTACATCTCCACGGACCATCCAGCTCCTGCGGCTTTTGTTATCATCTTCACCCCTAACTCGTCTAAATGCTCTTGGCTAGGCACTATCTCATCTAAATATTCAACATCGCCGATTTCTAGCCCCTCTATGAGCCTAAAACGCTCCTCTTGGGTCATTATTGGCTTACGCTTAAACAATTCTGCTTGCCTGTCGGTGAATACCCCAATAATTAACTTATCTCCTAGCGATTTAGCCTTCTTTAGGGCCTCTAAATGCCCATAATGGAACAGGTCAAAGACACCGTAAGTATAGACAACCATATTACTTTTTCTTCTTCCTATCTTCCCGGACATTATTCTTATATTCTTCTACTAAATCAACGATTTCTACCTCAGGCATACGATTTTCGTTGATATAGACTCTCGAAATAATTTCAAATTCCTGTAATTCAAAACTGGGAGTTAATTTATCGACAATCGGCTGGGTCTTTTCCTTTAATCTCTCCATTTTATAGCCCAACTTAGTGCGTTCCTTGTCGAGAGCGTATAATTGCTCATTGATTTTACCAACTTCCCTAAACACTAAACCTCTTTCCTCTAAAATTTTAGATAACTTAGCGTCTTTGATTTCAATTTTTCTCATAGATTGATTTATAAGCCTCATCCCACTCTTGATAATGGTCGGCAATATTGTAATTTTTTAAAACATACTCACGAGCGTTCTTTCCCATCTGTCTGCGTAATCCCTTGTCTGCTATCAACCGCTCTATTTCTTCCTTCCACTTAGCGTTGTCTTTAATCAGCACTCCCATATCAGGGGTTATTTCTTCATAAGGGCCATCTGAGAAGCTCTGGGCGATAATTGGTATCTCTAGCATCGAAGCCTCAAGGAACTTGATGTTGCTTTTACAACGGTTAAAATAATTATCGGCACGAGGAATTATCATTATATCTAACTTAGTGTCATTTAGGGTGTCTGGATAAAGATGATTATGAACCCAGGGGAACTGCTCTTTGTTCAAGCTGTCCCAGAAGTCATACTCCTCCCTAAAGGCTTTAGTGACCTTCGGATTATTTTTACGGTGTTCTAGGTCTCCCAGCCCGAATAGCACCAGCGTCACATCATCTCGGTCGCTTAACCACTCAAGCACGTCTTTAACGTGAGAGTAGTCATAGGCCATAGCTGTAGAACCAACCACACCTATACGTATTTTTTCTCCTTCGTTTCTCTCTGGCTCAGGCCAGTCCATCGGGTCTATGTAATTTGGGAGAATGGCAACATTAGGATTAATTTGGCGATATTCCTCGGCCAGTGTCTTTGTCGTGGTAGTCACTAGGTCGCACATACCCAGAAAGTCATTTAGATTGTTCTCCCTTCTAGCCAGGTTATCGATGTCTGTTCCGTCTGGGTTAAAGTTAGCTAACGGATGATATGTCTCAACCTTAAAGGTATCATCGTTGTCCATTACTATTTTCTTCCCATCTTTCTTCAATAACTTGGCAAGTTCGTGGTAGGTCTGCTCTTCTGCTCGATGGAACACTACTACGTCAGCCGCCTGGAGCTGTTTACGAACTTCAGATATGCTTATTTTGTCCTCTCCCCTCCTAGGCTTGTCTGTCCAATATCCGTTATGAACACAAGGAAGGTAAATGCGTGGGTAGCAACAACCATCATAGCCACTATTTATCATCATTACTCTTGGGCTAAACATATCGCTTATTTTGATGTATCTTCTTGACTTCCGCTTGGCGTATTCCCCACTTCCTTAAAATCTCTAAGTCCTCCCAGGTCAGTGGCCGTTCCAAACGCCTCCTCAATTCCTCCCGCATAAATTTGGCCTCCCCTTATAAAGGCTCTCACCCTCTTAGGTTTAGGCGACATTACTACATTCATATTGTTAGCTTCTAATTAATTCTTTTTCTTCTTCGCTTAACTCGTCCCCGTATTCTCCAAATATTTGGTCTATAAGTTCTTCTTTCGGCAAATTTTTATACTCAAGAATTAGTCTCGTTCTTTCCGCTCTGCCCGCAGCGATTTCTTCTGGCGACAGGTCGCGTGGTACTGCTCCAGTCATATTAGTATTTATAAATTACCTGGTAGCCAGTGGCTTTAGGTATGTTTTTGTTAAAGACCGCCTTAACCCCGAAGAAGCTATCTGGTTTAACATTCTTATCTTCTGGGAGTTCAAAATTGTATTCTATTGTTGGGTTGGGAAACTTCTTAGATTCCTCAACCGCTTTCATTATCATCTCCATATTGTTTTCAAGCCTTACCCCTCAGCTTCACCGGCTTGAACTGGGAAGCCGAAGGGCAGGAACAATCTATGTATTAATTTAGTTGTTATATTCAGCTAAGATTACAAGAAATCTAGACATCAGCAGTCTTAATCCATACGCCAGAAGTATCTCTGTTCTCGATTACACCGAAGACAACGTCAGCGGTAGTAACGGTAGATAGATACTGAGGAACGTAATTGGACTGGACACGCATAATGGTAGAAGCGTGTACGATAGCGTCCTTATGAGCTAAGCAGGATTGGGCAGAACCATTAGTAGCACCGATTCTGTCAGAGACAATAACCGGGATACCATATAAGTAGCCAATCGGACCCTTCAATACTGGGTCAGCACCAGCTGTATTTGTGACCAATGAGAAGCGGTCAATAGCCATTAAGTCAGACCATTTCTGCTTAGGAGTAATGAAGAACGCACGGTCGCTCTGAGGAACAGAAGCTTCATCCAAGTACTGGATGGCACGGCGGACATCGCTGTCAGCCATAGCAGCAGCGGAAGTACCAGCAGTCTGACTGAAGTTATCGAATAACGCGATAATCGCATCTTCGTAAGCAGCAGCTACGGTATAAGCGGCGTTATCAGCCAACTTAGCCATATAGTTGTAAGACTTCTTAATCTGTTCAGCTTCCTTGTCTTCAATTGCGAAGGAACATTCATACCAAGTGTCGACAGTCAAGGTAACTTGATTATCGGTCGGGTTGTTCAAAGTAACGACAGTAGCGTTAGACTTTGAGTGTGCTGTCATTTCCGTGATATTCGGAATTAACAGGGTCTTAGTACCGCTCGAAATATCACTAGATAAATCGGTGAAGAACTTAGCACACACCAAGTTGTCTCTGTAAAAGTTGTTCATTCTTTCGGCAAACAAACCAGGGATTACAGAGGCGAGAGTGGTGTTAGTTTCGGTTGCGGTAGGGAAAGCACCAGTTGCCACGATATTAATTTGTCAACGACTACAGCCCCATTACCTTTCGGTAGTACGCCTCGTGTTCTTCACGAGTCATCTCTCCCTGTGGTTTGTCAGCTTTGACTCGACCAGACCCAGCAGAGGGTGATAAAGAGGCTCTTTCTAATTTTTCTTTCTTCAATCGCTGTTCATACTTTACTCTGAAGAGTTCATCTTCAGTCGCTTTTATAATAGTAGTCCCGTTGATTTTAGCTATTTTATTAGCAAGGTCTACCTCCTCGTCGGAGTAACCTTTAGCGTAGAGAATTGCTTCCTCACGGGTAAGTGTAGCCGGAGTTTCGTTAGTAAGAGGCTTGCTTTTGGCCACTTTAGCCAGTGCCTCAGCCTTTTTGGCACGTTCGTATAACTCCTTGTTCTTCTTTTCGAGTTCTTTGTAGTCCTCGATAGTTTTAGACTCATAGGGGTCATCAGCTTCCACAACAGTGGCCGCTTCTTCGTCGATTTGAGAGTCGACAGACTCGGTGGTTTCCTCCTGGGAGTCAACCTTTGTTTCTTCATCCATATTATTTAAAGGTCGTTGGAACGACCAATTAGTGTCTAGTTAAAGCTGCTAGACTCAGCAATATGCCCTTGTGGGAGTCGAACCCACTTAACCTCTAGGGCGAGACAAGGTGGCAAGAACCAAGTCTCCGCTATAATAGCTTATTAGTTGTTAAACTGGCTGCCACCTTATTTAAAAGACTCTTTCTTATATTCGCTTTCGTTCTTAATCCGGTCTAATTTCTGCAAGAGCGACAACATCTTGTTAGCCGCCCGACTCTTAGCCAAAACTTCAATAGCAATATCCTCATATCTCTTGTTCTTCTTTATGTTTCGAGCTAGACGAACTTCGGTAATCCTATCCTTAATCATCTGCTCTATTAAAGCCCAACCTTCAGTATTTAGTGTTTGTTTTATATAATCGTTCTCCATACTATTCAGCCGTATCGACAGAGGCCATCATCTGGTCTTGCTGCGGTTTGGCTATTGGTTGAGTACCAGTCATCTGCTGGGCGGTGTTCACTATGTCTTGTTTCTGTTTAGGAGTAAGCTTCCACCAGCTAATTCCATTGTTCTCTAAGTACTGACGGAACAGTGGGATGTCTACAAGAGCTGGGTTCTGGGAGTACATAGTGATGGCGTTAAAGTAAGCATCGTTCTGTTGGGCCTTGTCTACACTCTCCCCAGTAATATTGAACTTAATCTTGTAGTCGAACTTAAACATATTCTCGTTGAGCTTTAATTTACGCCCAACGTATCTGACATTGTTATCTATCTCGTTTTGGATGGCGGCCTCAAGTTCGGGGGTGTATCTAGCTCCAGCCTTTAGCTGGTCTAGGAGCATTATATCTTTTAGCCATTTATCGTACATCTCAACATCAGCCAGGTCATCAAGTATTTCTAAGATTCCTCCTTTATTCCATTTCTTTATCTCGGTTGGCAGGATTTCTTCTTTTAGAATATAACCGATAGTCTCTCCAACTCGTTCCTTAATGTATCTGAACGAACTCTTAGCGGAGTTAGCAGTAACAGCCAAAGAACGGAAAGGTGTGCCTGATGGAGCTGTTTCTCCCATCACCACCTCTGGTGTCATACAGAGTAAATCTGCTTGACGTTCGATTGTTGTTAACTCATTAAGAAGAAGGTTAAAGGCTCTATTGTCTATACCAATCTGTTGCAGGTCTTTAGAGTTTACTATTTGGCCTGTAATTGCCCCCTGTAGCACGTTCCCAGTCGTATTTGGGTCAGAAGTCCGCATTAAGAGCAACGAAGCAATAGAGGTCGCCTGAGCGTTCTCATTAACCACTGTATTGGCTCTCTCTTGGAGCTTGAAAAGGCGTTCCACAACCCCCATTCTCAGCCATCTACTCCGGTATCTTCCAACGTGAAAATCATAGTAAGGGAAGTCGTCATCGCTGACATCGTCTTCAACCATAATCACTTCCTTATCTCCGTATCCAGCCCCGATGTAATGCCTATATTCAAACGAGCCATCTTCCATTTCAATATTTCCCCAGAACTCCCATATCTCGTTAGACTTGATAGCATCCTTGTCGTTCTTATTCCCATTAGAGGTAGTCTTTTCAGCCGCCTTTAAAGCTTCATCAACGTTGTCCCATTCCTTCTCTCTGAGTTCGCTATCGGTTAAATAGTGCATTTCAACCACATCAGCCTGCTTGATGTATTTAACTCTGGGGTCAAAATAAAGGTTAGTCAGGTCTACTTCTTCAAGCTCTGCCTTACCATCCTCATAGTATTTCTTCCATACTACTGAACCATAAGTAGCCAACCCCTCACTTAAATCATTAAGGGTAATGGCAAAGTGGTTCTCGTCTAGCCAGCGTCTGAACTTAATGCGTAGGCAATATGCCTCCAAAATACCAACATCACCCTCCCCATAAGGCATTAAGTCCTTAGTATCAAGGTCAATGTTCTTGGCGAAGTGTGGGATGCGCGGAGTACTTATATTCCAAAAAATAGCGTCATCATTACGCTCTAGGTATTTGTCGTTAATGTAGAGGTTAATTCTCCTGATAGTTTCGTATTGGGAGAAGTGAAAGCCCTTAGTCATCTCGACTGTCTTTTCTTTAAAATCTTTTACTATTTGGCTCACTGTTGAGCTTACGTTTGTCTTAGTTTTCATATAGACTTATCTATATTGGTTAGAGCCTCCGCCTATCACATTAGGAGTAGACGGGGACATAGAATCCAGCCCGTATCTTATTGCATCCATTGCGTGGTCATAGCCGGATTCTGGGACATTGACTATCTTCCCCTCCTTGTCAGCTTTCCAAAGATAATTGCGGTATTCTTTAATTATATTATTTGAACGTTTGGTAATTGAGCATCGTTGGTCTTGGACATACTGAATGCCTTGCTGGACAGAATCTTTCCCCTTAACGCAGGGGATGATATTAACTCCGTAGGAAGAAATCTCATCTATGCTCTTGGGCTCAGCCGAATCAGCCACAACCAGCGTATTGCCTTCTTGATTTAAAATTATGTCAGCTATCTGCTTGTTGCTTAATCGCTTCTGGTAGGTAATCTCGTCAAAGATATAACCCCCATTATAGCGGTAGATAGCCACGATAGCGGTTGGGTCGTTGGAATATCCGAAATCCACTCCCAATCTCTCTAATCTAGCCTCGTGCGGTATCTCCTCGATAATCGCCCAATCCTTGTAAACCTTCCTCTCTGAGCTGAATGGCTCACCAAGCCACTTATGCTTGTAAAGTCCAGGTCGGTGTTCCTTGTCGTCTTCTATTTCCTGCCTGATGACTTCTGGCATCATTCCATACTTCAGAGCAATGTCGTAATTAACGTTTATCTTCAGCGTGTTAGGGCGACCCTCTAGAACTAATCTCTTATGAACTGGGTCTTCCTCAAGCAGTCTGTTGTAAGTATAAATAATTTGAGAGCCAGCCTTACGAACCGTCGGTGTAAGAACTTCTAAACTTCTCTCGCTGACAGTCTGAGCTTCTTCTACCCAAGCTATGTCTATGCCTTCAATGGACTTAATGCTCTGCTCGTTATTCCATAACCCCTTAAAGATAAAGTCTGAGCCGTTTACTGTATTAACGATAGAGTTGTTTGTCAGCTGAAAGTCAGTTAGGTTGTATTGTTTGATGAGGTCTGATAAAAGCTGATAAGAAGAATCAGCGATTGAGTTTTGAAATTCACGGAAACAAGCTACTCGAGTTTTCTCTAGCCTTGCCCGGATTAATAATACCCTGGCGACAGTGTGAGATTTAAGTGAGAACCGCCCGCCCCAAACGGCGGCCTCTCTCCAGTCTTTATCGAATAGTTTCTGAAACTCCTCCGGTATCTTGATTGTTGTCTTTTTGTTTTCCATTGATAAATTCTACTAAAACCGGGAAAGCTTCACCACCAGACTTAATGTCTATATTCTTGCTAAGCTGGACAACATAGTCCAAGTAAAGGTCGATAGCTTTCATATCTCCGCCCTTAGCCTTCTCTCCTAATACCTTTAAAACATCAGGCACTTCTTTTTTAGCAGACATTAGGCTAATTTCAAGCACCTTCTTCCAATTATCAGTCTTGGAACTCTGATAGTAATAAGTAGATACTGAGATATTGTGTCTAGTACAAAAATCCTCTACCGTTTCAGTCCTTAAAGCTTTGGGTAGAGCTTCCCTTTCTATCATCTCTTGTATCCAGTTAGAGTCCATACTAATTCTTCTTCATTTTCTTCTTAGAACCGCAAGGCGTATGTTTATTGAAGATTATTCTTTGGTCTCCCCCACGGGATTCTCAGGGGCGACCTCAGGAGTTTTGGCTGCCTCTTTTGCTTCTTCCTCGGCTCGGCGGTATTCTCCCTCTAGGCGAAGCAACTCAGCGTCAATTTGATTTCTTTGGGCGACAAGGTTTTGAACTAACTTTGTTATTTCTTCTTTGGTTTTCATATTGTTTATTTTTAATATCGATTGTTGTTTCTTCCTCGTACTCTGGGAAGTTAGCAGAGTAGAACATAATATTGACACCAAAAGCGGGTAATTAATGCCCGCTTAGTTTTATGTGGGTTGTCCCCATTGACTATGGTCGCTCATTGCGATTCCATCTAATTTAATCCTTACCCCTTTATTATAATATATAGTTATATATTTCTAAAATCCCGCCTGCTTAGCCAAAAAATCACTCTTGCTTTTAATATATCAAGTGATATAATTAAGTTGACAGGCAAAAATATGTGAACAAAATAGACAACCCCCGGTATCACTCGCCGAGAAAGGGGTGTAAGCTAAAGGCGATTTATGTGATTACAGAGAGCGGCCTTAGGCCGTGCCTTAATCTAATCTGCCAAACCCATCACGTTCTTTGTGGCAAGAGTGGCTGGGAGTTAGGATGGTGGAACGGGACAGAATCTAAAAAGGTCTGGGGTCGTAAATACGAAAGCCAGAGCTGGTATAAAAAAATATGAAGTGCGAATAGTGCCAAAAAAACTATAAGCAACTCTATTCCGACCACGTTTTCTGCTCCGAAAAATGCCAAAGACAAGCCACTAAATTTGGATTCTTTTATCGACAACAAAAACAATATTTAGATGAACATCGAAATAATTCCGAAATTTAAAACGCCAAAAATATCTAATCTTAGCTCATTTGACCTTTTAAGCAGATATGCTATAATTGTTGTTGAAAGATAGTCGTGCCACATAGAGGGAGAGCGACTTTAAAAAACTAGACCCTGCCCCAAAGATAACGGATACTTCACTCAGAGCTGGTCATCAGCAACTACATTAACAATCCAACCGAGCCTCCTAAGATAACAAGTTTTGATAAAAACCACGGAACACAAGTACCAACACAAGGAATAGCTCAAGATAAGCACACGGCTCAGGTGTGGGACATAGTAATTAAGATAATTAAGATAATTAAGATAATTATGTTAAGCAAACGTTACTACTACAACCAAAGAATAGCTATTTGCCCAAAGGATATGCTCTATATTCGTAGCCTAAAGACTGGCAACTTCGGGAAAAAGTCGCTAGCGGGAATACTATCATTTATCATACAATCGTATGCCAGTAAATTGTCAAAAATGCCGAAAAGAAATGTTAGAAAGAAGACACGAGGTTCTGTGGGAAAAACAATTTAAGCAAAATTGCTATTTTATTAAGTGGTATTTCTGTCCTGACTGCCACACAATAAGAAATTTTGAGGAATTTAAAGTTAAGCCTGGTAGCCCTCAGTGGAATAAAGACCTCCAAGAGTTTGAAAAAAGACAGGCAAAATTATTTTAATATGAATATCAAGCCTTCTAAATATCAGACTTACTCTTACAATCCTGAATCAGAGATACTTTTTAGAACCATAGCAAACAAAAAGCACTTAGTCTGGCGGGCGCCCTTCCCCAGCGGATTCTTGAGGAATACTGGTGGAGTGAAAAATAAAAATTATATGAAAGAGAAAATAAAAAGTTTATACAACGCTGGTAAATCGCAAGCTGAGGTAGCAAAATTGTTAGGGGTATCTAGACAAAGAGTCCACCAAGTAATAAGAAATTATAAAACTTTAGATTCAGAGAAACAATCAGAAAAAATGGAAACATTCTTTAATTACGGTTTTAAGTGTAATTTTTGTAAAAGTAAAATAAATCTGCAGATACACCATATAGATAATAATTGTCATAACAATGATTTGGATAACCTAGTGTGTGTTTGTAAAAGATGTCATACTAACATCCATAAAATAATAAAAAATAGATATATTAAATAATTGCTAAAAAAGTTATCCCCATATTTGCTTATATTAGTATAAAAAATACCTATTTACAATTGATTATATATATAATATACTTATATATGTAAGGCTAAGACGGGCGGTAAGAAGATAGCCCAGCAATAGCGAAGCAACAATATTTTCCCCCGTCTTGGCACATACATAAATCTTATACAAACATATATGGAATCAATACAAATACTTCCAGCCGCCTACTATCAGGCTATCTGGAAAAACAACTTATACTTCTCCGGTCATAAGGATGAAAACGGAATACCAAAGATGGATGTTGAAGAAAGATTGCCAGTGTTAAGTGGTGGTGACGTAGACTTTAGAAACTTCTACGACGACTTAAATAACCTAGGTTTATGATTAACGAAAACGACTACAACAAGATAGCCAAATCAATGACCGAAATTATAGACAGAATAGTATCCTCTCAAGACATAGAGAAGCTAACCGAGAAACAACGCCGATACCTGTTAGCCCTTAGATGGAAATGGACGCAAGGAGAGGAAGTTATCGGAACTATCAAAGACGTTCTAGGAATCAAGAAGACTGGCTGGGACACCTCAAAAGAGTTCTACTTACAAACTAAATTAAAATAATATGTCTAATAAAACAGGCAAAAAATGTGGAAAATGTGGAGCTGATATGGTTATAAATCCCCATACTGGTAAAGAGTTCTGCGAAAACAAGTGTTGGCTGAAATCTTCGGTAACCCCGGTTCAAGCCCAAGCAATGGCAAAAGTAGCAACCGCTACAGAAGATAAAAAGTGGGATAAAATATCTTGGGGAAAATGTAAACATAATTTTTTGATTGAACTTTTTAAAGCAGGACACACGCTTGAAGAGGCGGAAAAAATAGCAGAAAATTGGGCTGATGCCTCAATGAGATAATAATATGAAATTTGAGAAAGGAAATAAAATAAATTTAGGAAGACGACAATCGGAGGAAACTAGAAACAAAATTAGTAAAGTTCAGCTTGGAAAGAAATTATCCCAGAAAACAAAAGATAAAATAAGCAAAGCATTAAAGGGAAGAAAACCATATATAATGACAGATGAAATAAAGAAAAAAATCAGTGAAAAAACCAAAAAAGCAATGGCCAATTTGAGTCCAGAAATTAAATCTAAAATTGCTAAAAATATTTTAGGAAGAACCCCCTGGAATAAAGGCAAGAAAGGAATATTTAAAATGTCAGAAGAAACTAAAATCAAGATGAGAAAATCGCATAAAGGTAAACATACTGGAGAAAAATGTAATTGGTGGAAGGGTGGGGTAACGCCAGGGAATGAGTCAATTAGAAAATCAATAGAGTATAAGCTTTGGAGAAAATCAGTATTCGAAAGAGATAAATACACCTGTGTCTGGTGTGGGTTAAAGAGTGGGAATGGCAAGGCCGTTGTTTTACACGCTGACCACATAAAACCGTTTTATTTATACCCAGAACTTAGATTCGCAATAGATAATGGAAGGACATTGTGCATTGAGTGTCATATGAAGACAAAAACCTGGGGTAGACCCCATAATAATAAATAATAAAAATATGAATAAAAATCCTTTAAATTTAGAGATGATTCGCCACGGATTCGCTACCGAAGCCTTTAAACTGGGAATGAGTTTAGACTCAAAGACCGCCAATAAGATACTGGAATGGACTGAATTTGTTATGTCGGGACACCTTGAAGACGAGAATATCATCAACCCAGATTCTATCCCCTTCTAATGTATAAGTTACTCTTATACCCTGCCGATGACCTACGGGTTGTCGTCAGGAACAAGCGTATCTTTGCTAATTGAGCCTAATAAACTCAATCAAAAATATGAAAAAACAACAAAAAAAACCACACCAAGTTCATTCGTTCTTTTATGTCCTAGTCCTAGTAGCTACTTTGGGGGCATTACAGGCGATTTTAAGCCCCAAAATCTCAGAGACGTATGTAGAGTCGGAAATCGAGGCTCCTGTGTCCTCTAGCGAGGCATCTACGAGCAGCCCTGGAGTGCTGTCTAACGGAGACAGGGTAATTTACACCAAAACAGCCTATTTCGATAATGAAGTCCAAGTATGGCTGGCAAGCGAACAGGATTGCAACTCGGTCGGACTTGGAACTAGTTGCATTAATGACCTGATGGGAATGGCCTATACCGAGAGCCGGTCTTTCAACTACAGAGCTATGGGTGACGGAAATAAAAGTTTTGGCGGATGGCAAATCCATCTAGGTTATCACCCGGAAGTTACTATCGAGCAAGCCACCGACCCTTACTGGGCGGCCAAGTGGACTATCAACCGATTAATAGCTAAGGGGTATTTAAGAGATAGAGATTACGCCATAATGAGCCATAATGGAACTCCTGGTATACCGACCACAATCGCTTATTTAGCAACAGTAAACAAATATATTAATTTATAATAGATACTACCGCTTGTCAGTA